CCAGTCGCTGAAGTGCAGGCCGCTGTCGGCTACACGTCAAACGCGCAAGGCCCAAACATGATCGGCCAGTACTACACCTATCAGGAAGGTGAAGCCCGCAACCGTGCAATCTCGGTGCCTGCCATCAATCGTGCGCGTGACCTCATGGCATCCGTCATCAGCTGCATGCCGCTCAAGATGTACAACGAAGTTTGGAACGAACTTGAGGAAGAAATGACCAAGGTGTATTTGGCGCCGCGGTCATGGCTACGTCGACCTGACCCGACCGTGCCGTACGGGCACATTATGGCGTGGACATTTGACGACCTGTTTTTCTACGGTCGCGCGTTTTGGTACATCACGTCACGCACCGCCGACGGCTACCCCGCATCGTTCACGCGCCTGCCGACCGGGTCGATCACGACGCCTGATCAGGTTGGCCCGGTGTGGTTTGCGCCATCTAAACAGGTGTACTTCAACGGCGGCGAACTTGACCCAGCCAATCTCGTGCAATTTCTCAGCCCGACGCAAGGCCTCATTTATTCCGCACCAGGCGCGATTGAGACTGCGCTAAAGATTGAGGCGGCCCGCAACCGCAACGCCAGCAGCTCGATCCCCGCAGGCATCCTCAAGCAGACCGACGGCGAGCCATTGTCGGCACAGGAATTGACCGACATTGCCGCCCAATTCAACGCAGCTCGAGCCACAAATCAGACCGCCGCGCTCAACCAGTATTTGAACTACGAGCCGACCACAATGACCCCTGACAAAATGCTGTTGATTGAAAGCGCGAACTACTCGGCGCTAGAAGCCGCCCGCCTTGGCAACGTACCGCCATACCTTGTCGGCGTATCTACCGGGTCGTACTCGTATCAGTCAGCACAACAGGCCCGCGCCGACCTCTACATCTTTGGTGTCAAGCTGTACGCCGAAGCGATCGCCGCAACCCTGTCAATGGACAACGTGCTACCACGCGGCACTTATGTTGAATTCGACGCCGACGAATACCTAAAAGAAGAATACGCAGCCGACAAAATGGATGAACCATCAGAAGTCAACATTCAAGAAAACACGCAAGAGAGGATCGCAAACCGATGATCAAATTTCACGCCACCGACATCAGCATCATTGCTGGTAAGGGTGCAGGCCGACGCGAAATTAGCGGCGTCGCCGTACCGTACAACGTCAAAGCAACCGTCGCATCCGGGCAAGACGTCATTATTAAGCCAGGCGCATTACCTGTCGAAGGCAAGGCACCGCGCCTGTTCATGTATCACGACAGCACAATGCCCGTCGGTGTCGTCACCGAGCGCGTCGACAGCCCCGAAGGCATGCTGTTTACCGCCAAAATTTCGGCATCAAGCCAGGGTCAGGACGCCATGATCATGCTGTCTGAAGGCGTCATTGACCAGGTATCTATTGGCGTGACCCCCACCGACTTCAGCTACGACGACGACGGCACCATGATCGTCAAGGCCGCCGACTGGGTAGAGCTGTCGCTCGTACCCGTCGGAGCATTCGGTGACGCGGCCGCCATCACCGAAGTCGCTGCAAGTATCCACCAACCCGAAGAAGAAATCGGCAATACTGAACAAGAGACCCCACAAGAGGAGACACCAGCAATGGAAAACGCACCAGTCGTCGAGGCCGCCGCAGTTGAGGCCGCGATCCCAACCGCACCAATCCCGGCACAGCCGAAGCGCAAGTTCGACCTGCCAACCGCAGGCGAATACCTCGCCGCAATGCACATCGGTGGCGAAACGTTCCGCAACGTCGCAGCAGCCGCTCGCGACTTCGCACTCTCGCGCCAGTCAGCACTTCAGGCAGCCGCAGGTGACACCCTCACCACCGACACGCCCGGTTTGCTCCCAGTCCCAGTTCTCGGCCCTGTGTTCCAAGATCTGAACTACATCCGCCCAGTCGTCGCAGCAATCGGCGCTCGCGCCATGCCAGACGGTGGCAACCAAAAGACGTTCATCCGCCCAACCTGGACGACTCACCCATCGGTGGCAACCCAGTCAACCGAATTGACGGGCGCATCGGCCACCACCCCGGTCATTGCATCGAACGTCGTCACCAAGACCACCCTTGCAGGTCAGGTCACGTTGTCGGTGCAGGACATCGACTTCACCAGCCCCGCCGCAATGGAAATCATCCTTCGCGACCTCGCAGGCCAGTACCTGCTTGCATCCGACAACATCGCGGCAGACGCAATCACCTCGGGCGCTTCAGCATCAGGATCGACCTGGACGTTCAACACGACCGACCCATCCACGCTGTTTGCGGCCTTGTACGACGCAGCAACCGATATTCTGTCGGCCAGCAACTTCCTGCCTGACCACATTTTCGTCGACCCAACGACCTGGAAGTTGATGGGACAGCAGATGGACGCAGACAAGCGATTGGTATTTCCGTACACCGGCGCCGCAGGTCTCATGGGCGTCAACGCAGCCGGATCAGCTAACGTCACGCAGCTCAACACGTTCAACCCATTCGGCCTCAACCTCGTCGCAGACCGCAACTTTGCGGCCAACACGATGGTCGTCGCCAAGGGCTCCGCGATCGAGTTCTACGAGCAGGTACGCGGCCTCATGTCGGTTGAGGTGCCAAGCACCCTCGGACGCACGTTCTCGTACTACGGGTACGTCGCAACGTTCATCGCCGACAGCGACCTCGTCAAGTCCATCACCGTCAGCCCGTGATCTGAAAGGTAGGCCCACAAAATGGCCACCTACACGGTCACACACAAGTATCTACTGGACGATTACGCCGTCCTACAGCTCCTCACACCCTCAGAGGTAGTTGTAGGCGGCGCAATCACCGTCACAGGCGTCGACGCCACGTTCAACGGCTCATACACCGTTTACGCGCTCCCGCAATACCTGTACCTCGGCATCGACACCGAGGGCGACCTAATGTACGACTATCAGGTACCAATTCAAAACCAGGTGCTGTACGCCAAAACCGCCAGCGACGTCGATCGCGTCGCATCCACCGGGTCGCTTGCATACACGCCAGTTTGCACTTGGATCACCGCAACCAACATTGAGGACTGGCTAGGGATCGGCACCGCAACCGCAGGAGACGCAGCGTTTTTGACGCAATGCGCCGCAGCCGCCAACCAGTTCTGCTATCGACGCCGCCAAGAGGCTGGATACATTGACAGCGTCAGCACCAGCCCATCAAGCGACGTCACCCTAGGCACAATCATGTACGGCGGTGCTCTGTACCGTCAACGCGGCTCAATGGATCAGTTCGCATCGTTTGACGGCATGGCAACCGCCCCAGTCGTCGGCCTATCAGGCATGGTAAAGCAGCTGTTGGGGATTGACCGCCCGCAGGTGGCCTAATGCCCGTACCCGCATACACCGACCTGTTCAATGAGGCCATCGACGACCTGACCGCAACCCTGCAGACCATCACAGGGCTACAGGTCGTCAACGATCCCCGAAACATTGTTCCGCCGTGCGCGTTTATTGACGCGCCGTCGTGGGAGAGCTGGAACTACAACATTGTGAAACTGACGTTTCCGGTCAAAGTGCTGACGCTCGGCCCAGCCAACCTGGATGCTCAGCGATCTTTGCTCAACATTTGCGCCATGCTGCTAGCCAAAAACGTGGCCGTCACCGGGGGGCGCCCAACCGTCATTGACATTGGCGGCTCAATCTTGCCTGCCTACGATCTCACCGTCACCATGCAAGCACAGACAAGCTAGGAGTGATCATGTACGTCATCGTCAGCCCACGCCTTGGTACACCAGGCAACAAGTTTGAACCAGTAGAAGGCACCAACATTGACGCCCTGTTGTCGGCTGGCCTCATATCCACCGACAAACCAAAAAAGTCGTCTAAAGTCAAAGCAGAACCAGTCGAGGAGTAACTTACATGGCAACCAGCGTCTACCTGTCAAACCCGAGCGTCACGATTAACAGCGTCGACCTCAGCGACCAATGCACCGCCGCCACGATCACTTACAACGTTGAAGCGCTGGAAAACACCGCGTTTGGCTCAACGGCTCGCACCTACACCGCAGGCCTCGCCAACAA